AAAGCGTCCTTGACGTATGTGCTTGAATGCAATCAGTATTTCTTCGAGCTTCATTGAAGGAAACAGCTCGCAAATGTCATCTACGGCGTCTTGCAGGTCTGTTTGCGTCTGAAATGTCCTCGTAGCATTAACGTGGCGCGTTAGGCGCTCCAGTTCCGCCAAAAGCATGATTTTGACTTCGCTTTTGCGATGTTTTAGCGCTTTTGATAATGACAGCCCGTCAGTGTATGCAAGTGACGGCGTTACGCCCTGCATTGCTTCGCGGGTGTTATTGAGAAGACCAGTTAAGTGCTTCTGTTGCGTCGAGGCTAGGCCTGTTGCGTGTTTTGTCATCTCTGTATGGGTAAAAGTCTTTCCAGCCATTTGTGATTGATTGATCTATGATTTTTCGTGCTAATTCGATGTCGCCGTGTGACAACCTGTCTAGCTTGTTTAGAGCGCGCTGTTGCGCGTAGGGTGTGTAACGTCCTTTTGTGTACGCCTGTCGTTCTCTTTTCCATGTGCGCCATAAGTCCTCGAACTCTTTTTCATCAAATGGCATCACAACTGTGTTTTCATTGTTCTTTATCTTATTCTTTTCTTTATTCTTTATACCTCGCCACTCTGGCGATGATACCTCGCCACTGTGGCTAGGATTGCTCGCCACTGAGTCTAGGACATCTCGCCACTGTGTCGACTTGGCGACCCTTCGCACGCCACTTTTTTCAATTGTGATGGCGCCCAAGTTTTCGAGCTTGGCAAAGGCACGTGACACACTGCGCTGGCTGATGCCTAGTTCTTCAGATGCCTGTTCGTTGGTTTTGTAGTAACCGCTTTTGGCATTGGTAAAGCTGTCGATTTCGGCCCACAAGCATCGTTCTGCTGCAGTCAAATCGAGCTGCTCCCAGATGTGCGCTGGAATCCAAATGCCTTTGAATTGGCGGTCGCTCATGCAAATGGGTCTTCACCGTGCAACAACGCCTCAAGATTCACACCAGGGTTTTGCATGGCGCCTTCCACTTCTGGCAACAGTGCCGCGCTGTGTGGAATGATTTGGTATTGCGTCTCAAGCCCTTCACCAGTGCGCGTGATTTTGAGGTCGTAGCGGTTAGGATGGCCGAAATCAGGATCACGTGCAATCTCGTTGATGCTGTCCATAATTGATTTCTGTGTAATCTCCCACACCTGCACCTGCTCGGCGTCGTAGTTCCACACCGCCGTGGCCAGGAATTTGCGTGGCCGCGAGTCTGGCTGGTAATCCGCGTCTGGCTTGTTCTCGCCATACTTCCACCGCATCGGCTTGTTGTCTTGCGTCCATTGCACATAGCCTTCCATGGCGCGTTCGCTTAGGATGCGCACCTTGTTGTTCACGCCTTTTTTTGGTTTGAAGTAGCTGCCCACGTTGCTGCTGCTCTGGATAAATTCGTCAGAAATAAAGCTCATCTTTTATTGTTTTAATTGATTTTTCTTGAATACTACGCAACATCAAGCGCACCAACTGAGCTTGGCTAATCTCAAGCTGTGCAGCTAGTTGCGACGTTGCTTCGTGTGTTTGTTCGTCGATTCTTACGTGTAATCTAATAGGATATTTTTTCATGTATTCTTCAATCATGAGTGCATCAGCTTGTCGGTTGCTACATGGCCCATTTTTTCGATGCGTTCAATACGTGCTTTCCATGCGTTCAGATCACGAAACCACCAGCGCACAGGTTTGTCCTCGTCATTCACAAAGTCCTGATATAACGTGTACCCTATGCTTCGCATGTTATTTGATTCAAAGCACATCCCGTTGTCAGGAAGCACCTTGTATGAGCCTTGCCCAAAGTCGTGGCCGCTTTTGTAGTATCGCGGGTCTCTGAAGTCGTGGCGATCGTTCATGTAGTGATAGATTTTTTGAAGTCAGACCACAACGCATCAAACTTGCGCTTAAATTCGTCGGCGTCGCTGGCCATCACTTGTGACCTGCTGTTGTTTATCCAATCGTTAAAGCCTTTGGCAGGCTCATCAGGGTAAACTGTGTGGCTTATGCCGTTTGGTTTTAGATTTTCCATGCCACAATGATATGACACGTGGCACCCAAGTGGCGTACAAAACGAGGTAAAGATATTAACACTCAAATGTCAAAAAGCCCAGTCACATTGGACCGGGCTTCCTGCTCTATGAAAAATCTGCAATCTATCGCTCTAAAAACGACAGGCATAAAGGTAGCACGGCAATGCCGCACATGCAAACTGCCTCCCAGCTCATCCCGTTGGTCACTACGTCATAACAACCCGTCGTTGCAATAAGGCCTCCAATAGTCCTCTTTGCGCTCCACCGCCGTAAGTCGCCTTTGGTCTTAAATACTTCCGTCAAGTCAAAGCGTTGCAGCAGCTTGAGAAAGTCAGTAAAGCCAGATGAGGGCGCAGTTTTTCTCCCAGTCATTGTCTACGTGGATGAATGTGTCTCCAATTCCGATGCGGTCAAAACCTACTTCAAGCAATGCCGTCACAATCAAAAATCGGTCGCGTGAAGTAGTAGCCAGAATATCAGCGGCGCAGCCTTTAAGGTGTGCGCTGTTCTTTGCTGTCTTATACCCTTGGCGTGTCAGCTCGTCGTGGTGGTCCTGAGTGCGAAACCCTGACGTGATTATGAACGGAATACCTGCCACTGTTCTGGCCTCGTCTAGCATCTCCAAGAAATCTTGTTCCATGAGGTTGCCCGACCCTGGCGCATCAGGACTGTCAAACTCTGAGTAATTAAACCACTTCATTTTTGACGCTCTTTGCGCGCCTTCAATGCGCGTTCGACATTCCACCAGATAAGCGTCACGCCTGCAATGATTGCAATGGCATCATTTATGACGCCAAAGGTTACGCTACCCACATAGGTTACATTGAGAAGGTTTTGAGCATGGTATTTTAGGTCGGTCATTTTTCGGGTGTAAACCAGCCATTTTCAACCATGTACGCCTCGTCGCGAATGGTTGCTGTTGGTGGAAGGATTGATTGAAAGGTGAATGATCGCAATTGCCAAGCCATTGACGTGAGATTGAAACGCACATCCTCGGTCAGCTCAGGAAACAAAGCGGTGAGGCGTTCCAGCGTTGCCTGTTCGTGCACGTTGATGACCTCGCGCGGGTTGACCATTAACGCAGCATCGCCTGTGTCAGGGTGCAAGATGACATCAGCAAACTTGTAGTGATGTTCGTATGGTTCCTGTAACTGAAGCGGGCGCGTGAGGTTGTACAACTCGCGGCTGATCTGACGCGCGCGGCTCTCGCTAGACAAGAAACCTTCAGGCAATATCAAAACGTAATGTGCCATCAAATGATAGTAAAGTAGTCGTCAATGTTTGTGTTTACGCCTGTAATGTCGCCCGTGCTCATGTCTTCGTCAAATATGATGACTTCAGCAATACGACCAGACCAGAAGTTACTTGGCGTGGTGCTGTGTGCTGATGCGCCAACTCTGAATGTTGACGAACCGTGACGCAAGGCTGTTGATACACTGGTGTGGCCGTTGCTTACGTCATCCACGTATGCTTCGACCTGCGATTGTTTGCCGTGGCCACCAATGATGTATGCCGTATTAGCTGACACAGTGTTGTTGGCCGTGTTGTCGGCTGTGCTGGTGCCATCCGTGCTAAATACAACCGTCCGTGCTGTGTTGTTGGCTGAACCTGTGCGCAGGTATTGCGCAATCCGTGCCGCGCCGCCCGTGCCTGGATCGTCTTGGTTAAAAATCATTTCATTGCCTACGCTGGCACCTAAGACAACTGCTGCCACAGCATAGAATGCGCCGCTGTGCAGGTCTGCGCTGCCTGTAAGGTAATCACTGCTGAATAACAAACCAATGCCGCTTGGCGTACTTGCTCCCACGCTATAGAAAACTGAGCCGTCGTAGATGGACGGTTGTGAACTGGTCGTCGTGTTTGTGATGTCGTTGCTGTTGCCGCTCTGATCATACCAAGTCTTCACAGTGCATTCGTTGCCATCGGCAAACGTCTCCAACGCTGCTTCATCAAAATCTCCATCGACGGTATAACCAATGTCCTGTTCACTGTTGTTGTCTACGCGCCTCACGCGCACCAATGAGCCTTCGTAGGTGCTTGACAGGCGGCGTGTGCTGTAAGCTGCTGTGGCGGTCGTGTACGTGTCTAGGATGCCCGTAAATGGCGTCACTTCCTCATACGTGACCATAAAGGTGTAGGCGCCGTGGTCACCAATCTTGTTGATGTAGTTCTGAATCTTGGCGAAGGCGTCAGCTAATGTGCCATTTGTTGCTGGTTGCAACGCTGCTGGTGAGGTCCAGCCGCTATCTGTGCGCTCCTGTAGTCCTGCCGTGTTGACGTACACTGTGCGCACAATGTTGTTGCCTACTGCTGGCGTGTCGCCTTGTGCCTCAATGTACTTGCCTTGACCGTCGTTGCCTGTGGTATAGTACATTTCTTTTGTTGCCGTCGCACCAATGACGCCTGACCAGTCGCCTGCAAAGTTGTCGCGCGCTTGGTTTTGATAGCTGTGCATAATGATGCCAGGCTTGACGGCTTCCTGTGTCACATCGCCCACTGGGTTGCGTGGGATGCTGCCTGTATTTGCATAGTCTGTTGTGATGCCCACGGCGTTGCGGCCAATCTTCCTGAACGTCACTTCAAGTTCGCTGATTGTGCTGCGAAGTGTCCAACTGACAGCAGCATAAATGTTGCCCGTGTCCGTGTCGTAATATCTGTTGTATGGGAAGCCCTCAACTGCTGAACCGCGCATGACTAGGTTGCCACGTTCGACTACGTTGGGCTGTGTGTGCATGGCAAGTATTTCTTCCACGCACAGTTCATTGATGGGCCGTTCATCGCTGCTCGCTTGGTTTACCCAATGGTCACTTTGTCCAAAGATTCCTGCCGCTGTTTCAATTTGAATTCGACCCATACTCGTGCCCAGCCCACCAATATGCGTTGTGCCCAATTCAACTTTGTCAAGACCAACAGTGCTTGTGGCGCGGTAGTCAAAGCCTTCAATTAATTCTAATTGATCGCCCGACCATTTTGATACGTAAATGTCCATCCAACCTAGCGTGCATGCAGCTTTTAACGTGCTGCTGATTTGACCTTGGGTGTTGTGGATGTTAATGGTGGGTGTAACTGTCAACCCTGTTTTAGCCGTTGGTGGCGATGGTATGATGACTTGGAAATCCACATATCTAAAACCGTCTTCACTTGGCGTGTAATGACCTGGTAACCCTTCTTGGTTGTATTCAGCAATGCCAAAGGCATAAAAATTTCCTTGATCAGTGCTGTATGAATATGCGGCGGACGACAACGGTGCAAAGTTTGGGCCGCCAAACTGGATGCCAGCATACGACAACTGACCTTCAGCAAATGCAAGTAAATCTGAAGTGTAATACACGGCATCTCCGCCTGTATCAAACTTAATTTCAAACTGAGCGACGACACGCGCAAGGTCTAAATTCTCATCAATAGTTATTGCCGTATTACCTACGTAGGCCCTCGCTCTTAGTACGTAGAAATCTTCTTCATCAGCGGTGTCAACTCCTTCGTATGTCATATTAGCACCTACAACGGTGTCACCGTCATCGACATTCCAACCGCTTAGAACTGTTGCACCTTGGTTTGGATCGCGGTGCAAAGTGACCTCGTTGATTTGTGGCGAAAATGTGTACGACCATTCATTGCCCTTCAGCATCTGCAAACCGCTGACGTCTGTTTGGAAGAACGTCATGCCGTTGTAAATGCTAGTAGCTGTGCCGCTCCAATCGTATTGAGTGCCAGCAGGGTTTTGGTCATTTAACTGCACGGGCATGAAATACCACGCGCCTGCATGTTGAAATAAACGCCATTGATACGACAAACACAGCGATTGCAAGATGCGGTAACAATCAATATATTCGTAATCGCCAGCATCGTTCAGGCGCTTCCAAGGATTTGGATGAATGCGTGAACGCTCGTAGGTCTTGAGGTTAGTGCCTGCGGGATGTGTGAAACCTGCTGCAACGTAGTCGTCTGTGTTGTAAACGTCCTCCCAAATGGCAAAGCGGCGTGACGTCTCAGCAGCGGCGTAATCGTACAACAACCATTTTTCGTTGATGTTCTCAATGATTTCCAGCACGGTTTGTACCGTTGTGTAAGGCGAACCCGCGTTGTTGTAGTCAACATTGCGCAACAAGCTGATGCCATCCGTTGCCACAAGGCGCACCTCCTTCTGTGCGCTTGTTTCATTCACCGTAAACTCGTCCACCAGTAGCGAGCCAATCCAAAAAATAGAGCTGCCTTTCTTGACCTCCATGATGTAGTCGCCATCTTGTGAAGTGCCCAGTGCTGTGATTAGCGTGGTGAGTCCATTGCTGTCTTCCCAAATGGTATTGACTGTGCAGCGTGAATGGACAATGCCAGGCAACAACAACTTGTCTTCCTTTGATTCGTACTTTATTTCAACGCCCTTTGAATCAAAGTGGAACGTATTGCTTAGGTCTGTACCCGTCGTGTTGTGCACAATTGAAACAGTCCAATTGTCATCCGTCAGGCTGTACCCGTTGCCCTGTGCGTAGATATAGCTCATGCGTACCTGTTGCGGCTGGTTGTTGCTCGTGCGTTACTCAAGAAAATGTCATTGCCGCTGATGCGGCCCACGACTTCCACTGTGTTGCCTCCCATCATGTCACGTAATTTACTCAAAGGCGCGATGACTTCAGGATCAATCGATGCACTTCTGTTGTCACCTACGAGCGCCATTGTAGGCCCGTAAGCCAAACCGCCTTGCGCCAATGCAGGCGCTTCAAATTGTTCTGCCTTTGCTCTCAAAGCTGCACCCGCAGCAACAAAGGCAACACCAGCGGCGGCGGCTAGATATGGATTTTTAAAGATGTTCTTTTGAAAAACAATGAAGGCGGCAGCCGTCTCAATCAACAGCGAACCAATTTCTTGCAACATGCTGCCAAGGGTGCGCAATGATGCGGCCATAAGATTGAAACCTTTTTGACCAGCAGTAAGGGCAGCGCCTAATGCCTCGCCTAAGTTCATTAACATGCTGGCTGCTGATCCTTGCACGATACCTTCCAACGCTTCACGCACTGCCTTGGCCGCCTCTTTGAGTCTAACCATTTTTTCAAAGGCTTCCTTTTCCCAAGGCATGATTTCAAAATCATCTTGGAAAGTGTCCTCTATTTCGATGCCCAAATCTTCAAAGGCTGGCAACAGTTTGCCGCGTACTTTGTCGCTAGTCTTTTCTGCAATTTCTCCCTGGCGCAACAGACTCATTTCATAGTCAAGCGCGGCCAAATTGAAATCGCGCTGAGCGTCTGCATGTGCGCGAGCTGACGCAGCAGCGGCGTCCTCTTTTTTCTTTTTGTCGTCTAGTCGGTCATTGATTGCCTGTAGTTGGTCTCTGTATTCATTAAGCGTATTGACGGATTTTGTATATGCATTTAATAGACCTTCCATTTTCATTTCGTCGCCTGGTCCAAGCGTGCCATGAAGCTCTTTTATTTTATTAAGTCTCTCCGACTCTTCTGTCATTGCATCGACGAGCTTGCCCAAATTTTCTTCCCGCCGTTTAATTTCTTCTTCTAGCGCACCTTTTTTTCCTACGTCGTCGAGCATTGCTAACGACTCAGCAAACTTGTCGACCTCTACTGTGGCCGCTTTGGCACCGTCTTCCAACTCAATAAACGACGCGGCAATCATGGTGATGCCGATGGCGATAAATCCTAACGGGTTGCGCATAGCTGCGCGCGTCAAGGCAAGCAATGCTACTCTGATAGCCACAAAGCCCGCTGCAATCTTAGGCAAAATGATAAGCATTGGCCCAAGCGTCGCAGCCAAGGCTGCAATGGTCACAATGACTTCCTTTACAGCAGGGTTCAAACCTTGAAAGCGCTGAGACAGGGCAATGATTTTTTGTAATATAGCATTAATCTTAGGTAGGAATATGTCGCCCAAACTAGCCAGCGCCTGTTTGGCGTTGTCCATAGCAGTGGAAAATTGACCAGAAGTCGTTTCGCTCAGGCGCTCCATAGCACCATAGGCAAAGCCGCCTTCTTGAGCCATTGCCTTTAACGTCTCGTTAAATTGCTCAACAGTTACACGACCTGCGCCCAACTTGTCAGCGGGCAGGCCAGTTGCCTCCGATAACGCCTGAAATATTTTCACGCCATTGTCGGCCAACGAATTGAGGTTCTCAAGTTCAACCTTACCCTTGGCGTTGACCTTCGCAAAGATTGCTGCAATGTCTTCGATGTTGTTGCCACTGGTCGCAGCGATGTCGCCAAGGAACTGCAATTGTTCATTGACCTGTGATACCTCAGTGCCTGATGCAATAAGGCGGCGAGCTGCGGTAGCTATGCTTTCAATTTGAAATGGCGTCTTAGCTGCAAACTCATTCAAGTTTTTCATCATGGCGGCAGCGCCCTCAGCGCTACCCGTCAAGCTGATAAATGAGACCTCAAGGCTTTCTAGATCGGCGGCGCTTTTAACAGCAGCCGCACCAATGCCGATAATAGGAAGCGTGAGGCTGCGCGTCATGCTGCGGCCCATCGCTTCAAAGTTGCTAGTCATGCTGCGCATCTGGCGCTGCATACGGCCTAGCTGTTTGTTGAAGTCTGCTGTGTCAGCTCCAACTTTTACTATGAGGTCACCTAGTGTTGCCATTGTCTTTTGTTGCCATTGCTTTCAACATAGCCCAGCCTTGTTGAATTTTCTTTTCGTTGTCTTCTTCCTTCTCCCAAGGAAATGTGCCGAGGTCAGTAGCTATGAGCTTGCTGCCTTTTTTCATATGTACGTTTAACAGTAACGCGGTTTGCCAGCGTGTACGTTCCCAATCCGAGCGCCGTTGTAGCTCGTTGAAATCGTAGCGCCCGCGAACCGCGTTGCTAAATTCCCTGAAGGTTAGGTCATAGAGTGAATCGGGCGTGAGTCCTAAAAGACCCAAACCCAATTCCTCTATTTTGTCCCATTCAAGTGGCTTGTCGTCTCCGTCGCCTTGGTTTTTTTTTCACCGCCAGCGTTCATTGACTCACCAATGACCTCCATAATATCAGGCAAGTCAGCAACTGTAATCAACCCTAGAAAATCATCACACGACATTTCGAAGGTCATGCCTTGTTTCTTGCACCCTTCGCGAACAAAGTAGTACAACAGTTCAGGCATACGGGTCACGTCATCGCTGTCTAGCTTACTGACTTTGTGGCCTGTTGCGTCTTCAAATTCGCGCCATGCCCGCATAGATGCGCGCACTGGAAATGTTTGATTGTCTAGAGTGATATTCATTAGCTAATGACTTCGTACGTGATAGCAGAGACACATTCAATTGTGCAGGTGAATGAGGCGTTGTCCTCAGTACCTGCTGAAAGCTCTAAGTTAGTCACGTATCCATCAAAACTCAAACGGTGGTCGCCAACAATTTCAGCCGAACCGTCAAAGTCGTATGACGTCGCCTTTACGGCTTGCTTCGTTCCAGCGTTGTAAGCCGTCATCAGCTGGTCAAATCCTTGCGTGGCGTCATCAGCGTAAAACGCCGTAAAGTTGATTGACAATGATTTGAGACCAGGCAAAAGGGCGCGATAGCCTGCATTGTTCTTGGTCGTGGTGTCGCGCGTATCGGTTTGAATTGATGCGCTAAAATCAGTTACGTTGTCAACGACTACGTAAGTGGGTGTGGCTCCAGCATCGCCAAACATGACGGTAAGCTGGCTGCCGTTCATAATTCCGGTTGTCTGTGCCATAGTTAGTTTTTATTGGAAGGGTTTTTTTTGCGGTCTGCAATAATCAAATTGATTAAGGTGTCAATGTATCCAAACACCTTGTTATCTTTTTCCGAGGGCGTCAAGTTGACAATCACTTTGACTAGCGCCAAACCTGCCAACGTTAGTTCTGCCCAATTTTCTAAAATGAAATCCATCTATCTAGTTATTCTAAAAGTGTAATCCTGAACGCTGACATAGGTTTTGCGGTCCTCGCTTACCTCTGTCACCTCATTGGTGTATTGAATACTTTGCACAGTGATGTCGCCATCGGCTACGCTCACAGTTGCATTTTGTCGGTCTAGTGCAGCACGTACCTTATCGGCTAAGTCGTTTGCTGCGGAATATGATCGCGCCACGCTGAACACCTCCAGTTCGGCTTCGTCAATGGGTGTGCCTCCTTTGGTGTCACTTGGGCTGTTGCTTACAACGCTGTAAACAATGTAGGGCATTTGTGCGCCCTCTGCTGCCAGTTCAGGGTAGATGCGTGTATCTACGAGGTCAGACACCGCAGCACGCTCTGAAAGCAATTTGTAGCAAGCTAGTCCTACCTTCATTTCATGTAGCTTTTGAACTCTGCTTGCAGCAGTCTGGTTTGAAGATTGCGCATGCGCTGGTGTGTGGCTTTCTTGCCGCGCATAAATACGCCTTTACTGCGTGATGGGCCAAAGCCTGCGCCTTGGTCAACGATGGAAGCGAACCAACCGTTTTGTGTGTTGCGCTTGCTTTTGCCAATCTTGCGTGCACGCTTAGGACCAGCCAACGTTATTGACTTGTTGCTGCGGCGGAATATTTTTATTGACTTGCGCAAAGCGCCGGGCCTGATGACGTCTTTAATTGTGCCCTTGTGATTGGCTTTCCGTCCTGGTCCTTTGTTTGTTGTATCGTAGACAATGATGTCCTGATCAGCGTCTTTGATGTTGGCCTTGGCGTAAACCACAAAAACGTTGGCCACACGTTCGTCAATAGCACGCAATTTTTGGGCATCCTTCTCCACCCATTTGGCTGCCTTACGAATGCGCTTTTCTAGCTCGCGCATGCCATCTATTTCAATAGTGCTGGCCATCACTCAGATACAACGCGCTCGGTGATGAAATGCAACTCGTCATTCCGTCCAACTTCTTGAATAGCCAAGATGTTGTACGTTTCTGAATTGTAAGAGATAGTGTACTTGGGCGTTACAGCTCGCGTGGTCGTGCTGCTGCGTACGCGCCATGTCACACTGTTGCGTGTGCTCTCCTGCTCTTGAATCACAGCATTACCAGCTGACTTGTTGTCAAGCGCAGCCCACACAGTAGCGTACTGCGTGCCTGTGCCTGTGCTTTCGCCGTAGGCATTGGTAGTTGTTGACGGTGCAACAAACGTGATGCGTCTATCTAAAAACCCGATGTTCATTGCCGTAGGTCTACGATGCGTTCAGGGTTCAACAATGACTCAACGGCTAATGGAATGCGCGTGGCAATTGTGCCAGTCACAACGGCGCGGCGATTTTCATACCAATGAGCGCACAGCATGCGCACAGCGTGTTTGATGTTTGGCGTTGGCTGACTACCTACACCAGCCGTGATGTACACGGGCTGTGCGTTGTATTCTTCAAGGTCGGGCACGTCATGAAAGTAAATGATCGCGCTGTTGTCCTTAATGATGTCCGTGTAATATTTGCTTGTATCCAGCACTTGCAACAGTCCCGCCGTGTCAAAGTATTTGACGTGTGTAATTGTCTTGACTGGTCCAAACGCTAGTGCAGCAGGGCGCCAGCGGTCAAGATAGAACACCGCTTCACCTCCCGTCAGAAACGAACGGTTAGTGTAGTCGCTCACATGAGCCACCGCCGTGTCCAACAACGCTTCAATTGTGGTGTCTTCGTCGTCGTGATCAACGCGCAAAAATTCCTTGATGTCAGCCAATGAGATGACATCTGTGCCTGAGGCGTATGCTGGACGGGTTACGTTCATGAGAGAGAAAAAAAAGGAAGCCCAGCCCAATTGCCGAGCTTCCCAGTTTAGTTGTTATCAGCTAAAGTCCTTTGTGTAGGCCAAAGCGTCAGCTTGGCGGACGTCGACATCGTAGAACTTGTTTACGTGCAATGCAATTTGTGCAGTGCCTGCGTTGCTGTATGGATCAACCAACAAGTCAATACCACCAAAGAACGCCATAACCAAGCCCAAGCCGAAGTCACCAAACAACAAAGCACCCTCACCAGCGCCGCCCGTATCGGCGTCAACCAAGTTTGGAGTATAGAAGGTGTTGTAACCGTCAAGCTGGTTGTTGTTGACCAAAGCGCTTACAGAAGCAACTGCGGCTTCACCTTTAATGACAGTCATGCCTGTAGGAGACACAACGTATGCACAACGTGCCAAGTCACCACCAGCAGCCAACACAGCCTTTTGCATAGCGTAGACATCACCCGCCGCCAATGCAGCATCAGCCTTGTCCACGATAGTTCCAGCAGAAGCAGCAGCCTTAGCAAACACAGCCTTATCAATTGTTTCGTTGATACCAGCAGCCAACTCGCGTGAGATCATAGCGTCAACCTGTGCACCGCCTTGCAAAATCAATTGCTTGCTGTACTTGGTGTTTGCAGCCACACGGATGGGTGACAAGGTAACTTCATCGAGTTCCAAGCCTGAAGCAGCATCAGCAGAGACTTCTGTTTCTTCAGTACCTGCGGCTTTAGCAGAAACGCGTGGGAACTTGAGGTTGCCAGTGGCGTTGTTGATTGTTGTGACACCTACGCGCTCGGCCATCGTTGGCGTGCGCAATGCGTCGATGACACCTGGCACGGTCGTAGCAACAAAGCCGCTGCCATCGCCTGAACCAGCCTGGAAGTCATCAGCACCACCAGCACGGTACAACGCTGAGGCAGGGATACCAATTTGACCTGACATCTGCAAGCCGCGCATTTGGTATTCTTTCGCAGCTTCCTGTGACCATTCTGCTTCAGCGCCTTCTAGTGCTTTGCCAAAGGATGCAGCTTGCACAGCACGGCTGAGGCTGAAAGAACGGTTAATGTTGTTGATTTCCTTCGCTTCGCTGACAGACGTGCCGCCCATTTGTGCTTGGCGTGCAATCATGTCTTCATGAGCTTGGCGGCGCTCAATCTTGCCGTCAAGGCGTTCCACCTCGCGCTTGCAGAGGTCGGCTTCTTCTTGTTCGTTGTTGGTCCAGTCGCGGTTCTCAGTTTCAGCGACGTTCACCAACTCTTCGTAGCGGTCCGCGTGCTTGGCACGGGTCGCCTTCATCTCATTGAGATTCATTGTTGTTGGGTTTGTTTTAGTTTCAGTAACTGTTGTATCTGGGTCAGCCACTTCATTGTCGGTGGCGTCGTTGAGTTCAGGTTGTTGGTCACGGGCCTGCACCGTGGCGGCTGCGTATGCTGGGTAAGTCACAGGTGACACGTCCAACAACTGCCGCACTTTGTCCACGCTTCGCACAGTACGTTCCTCATTCCAGCTTTGCTTGTCAATGGTAAAGGCAAATGAGCTTTGTGAGATGTCGCCTCGCTTAACGCTTTCGTAGAAGTCCTTGGCATACTGCTGGCCTCCTAATTTTACTCTGTATTTCAAGCCGCGTTCGTCTGCGCTCAATTTAAGCGTGCCGTTAGTTGTGCGGCCCAAAATCAAATTTGGGTCGTGATTGATGAGCGCACGAACGTCGTTGTCTAATACGTCATCAAATGCGCCTGGTTGGATGACTTCACGGAAATGTCCAAGGTCTGTTTCACTGTTGTAAACAGCCGCGTAACCTTCCAAAATCATGTCATCGCCTTCAGCCTCGCGCACCTCAATGGTGCCCATTGTCCGCTTCTCGGCGTCTTTATGCTGTTGGTTGTTCTCCATCGGTTGAAATTTTGTCGCTGTATTGTCCTAGGCGGTCCAATGCAATCTGGTTGACTTGGACGGTGTGCGTGTCGCCACCTTCCACAGGGTTCATGTTTTCTTTGCCGCGCACCTCGTTAATGCTCATCACGCCTGTTTGCAGCATCTGCTGGTAAAAGTTTGTCCGCGCTGACAGGTCACCACGGTACAAGTCGTTCATGTTAAACTGGCTGTAGATGTCAGGACGCTCAAAACTTTGAATCAGCTTTCTGTCAATTTCTTGTTCAATGCGTTTTGCCCAAGGACTAATTGTGTGGCGTGCAAATTGCAAATTCTGTTGCTCGACGTTGTTAAAAGTTGTCTGTGATGGCAACTGCACAAGCGAAGGTGGCACGCTGTAAATGCGGCAAATTTCCTCAGCTTGGAACTTGCGTGTCTCAATAAACTGCGCTTCGTCTGGTGTGATCGTGATGCGCTGATATTTGAACCCAAATGGCAGCAGCTTCGTGCCTGCATTCATGGCGCTTTGGTTCCAGCTATTCTGAATGACGTCCATTTGTTCTTTGCGCAATGGCTGGTCACTTGCCAGCACGCCTGTCATCTGTCCTTTTTGTCCAAAGTATTCGCTGCCAAAATCCTGCGCGGCTTTGGCCAGTCCCATGTTTTCGCGATGCAATCGAATGGGCGACATGCGCTGCATGTTCGAAATCTCAAGCATGTTTTCCTGAGACACTACGCCGTAATCACGAATCACAAAGACACGTTCACCGTCGACGTCCTTGGCGTCTACGTCGTAATAACTCACAGGCACTAGGCGCTCGGCATATCCGCGCGCGTTGCGCTCAATAATTGCGTAACCGCATCCGTACATCAGCGCTGACGCCATGACAGTTTCCCAAAAGTCGTAGGCGTTTTGGTTTTCGTTTGGCTCGCTTGTTATTAGTCGGTATGACGGGTGCTGGTTAGCCACTTCCACGTTACGGCCATCACGCACGTAAATCTCAAGGCCCAGTGAGCTGATCGTACTTGCAATCTTGTAAACACAAGCATAGACGGCGCTGATAGCCATCGCGCTCTGCTCAGTCACGTTAACACCGCTGCGCACGTAGGCGTTGATGCCTAAATCCGCTTCAATTGTCTGTGAATCGTACTTGCCAATTCGAGCACGAAAGAGCGAACGCAAGCGGTCAGTGAGTGTAGCCATTCAGTCGTGGTGAAGCTATAATATAACAAATTTCTCTCACAAATCCAACACCTCAAAAAAGAAATCTTCTTCGCCTAATGTGTGACAGTATTCGTTCATGGCAATGATGCTTGCAATGACACCGTCAACCTTCTTGTTTTCCTGACGCTCCTTAGTGACGCGCTTGTTTTCGTTCACGTCAGTATAGACAACAGCACAGCCCATTTGCCACCTCAAGCAACGATTGCCGCCGTGGACAATCTCGCCACGCATGGCGGCCATCTCAAATTCCTTCGTTGGTCCGTTCATGGTTGTAATGTTCTGCGCCATTGGCGACATCTTGACGTCATCGGCTTCCAGCTCGCTGACTATGTACGTGCTGAAGCGTGGATCGTAGCCAATACTTCTTACGTCATATTTCGCACATTGTTCCAAAATGTACTCTTTAACTATGCGATAGTCAGTGACGTTGCCTGGCGTTATTGTCACGTCTCCTTCATTGCTGAACGCCACGTAGTCGATGCCCGCGCTTAGTTTCTTGGTGTAAGCCTTTTCTGAATTGACAAACTGATGAACCATGAGATAAAAACAGCCGTTGACATCATCGCGGAAAAGCAAGGCAAAGGCTGTGAGGTCTTGAGTGCTGGCAAGGTCAAGGCCGCCATAGCAAGGAAGGTTGGCAAGTTGATCATGTGGTATTGGTTGGTTTCCCTTCATCCATACGTCATCAGGTATCCATGCGGTTTCAGCGCTGGTCCAGATATTCAAATGCAAACGCAAAAAACTATTGACCATTGATGGGTTTGCCTTGGCGTTTTGCACGGCTTGTTCGAAGTAGCTTTTGTGACAGATTGTGCCGTAACCAGGGTTCGCCTTTTGCCATGTTTCTTCCTGGGTCCAATCGTCGTCTGGATGTGCTGCGTACATGACAGGAAGAAACGTCTCGTCGTTAATGATGCCGTCCAATACGTTTTGGGCGTACTCGTGTATCTCGTAGCAGATACTTGCGCGGTCATGGCCCGCAGTTGTCAAGGCCATAATTAGAGGTTGACGCCTTGCGCCTGTTGAGGTGGTAAGGACATCCCACAAGTCACGGTTGGGTTGTGTGTGCAGCTCGTCAAATATCACTGCATGACAGTTCAACCCGTGTTTAGTGTAAGCCTCAGCGCTGATGCTTTTATACCAACTGCTTTTGTATTGGACAACGTTACGCAACACCTTGGCGCGGCTGCGCAGGTGCTCGTTGTTATTGATCATTTCCTGAGCAATGTTGAACACGATGTTAGCTTGCCCGCGATCGCCAGCCGCGCTGATGACCTCGGCGCCGCGTTCGCCATCAGCAAACAACATGTAAAGTGCAATGGCTGCGCTTAGGTTTGACTTACCATTCTTGCGCGGAATCTCAACATAGCACGTTCGATACCTGCGCGTGCCGTCTGGTTTCTTCCATCCAAACAATGGGCGTATGATGTCATCTTTTTGCCAGTCCTCAAGTAAAAATGGCTTGCCGCCCAACTCGCCTTTGACGTGCGTGCAGAATTTCTCAATGAAGTCAACAGCGCGATTGGCGGCGGCTTCGTCGAAGTGGTAATCAATTGAAGTATTGGGCATTCTCGTCTTCTGCTGGGCGGCCCTCACCAATCCAATTTTCCAGGCGTGTTATGATGATTTGTTTGCGGTGTCGCGCCTCTTTGAGCTGCTGCCACTCTGGACGCATGCGGCTATAAGTGTCGCCCGACTTGCCGATGACTTGGTAACACGTGCCGTGCTCATCACAGTACGTCTGCAAATCGCGTTCCTCCAAAATGACACAAGCCAGCGTGTAAAGTAATTGCAATTGGCCTGGTGTCAAGTCGGTGCGCGCTTCGTACATGTTCAGAAGCTCGTTGTATTTCTTGGTTTGATCTGTTGTCATGGTGTACCCTTTTGGTTTTTAGTGCCCACAGCCCGCGCGTGAC